TAATAATATCCTCTAAAACCAATTATAAACCAAAATGGTCAAAAATTCAAACCCCTTATGAAGAAATGACTTGGAATGGCTTTAACACCACCCCAAGTCAAAATAGAAGAGAAAACGAATTTGTTAGCCACCTATTAAATCACCAAGAATACCATTCACACCACCATAGAGTGTAGAACCAGCTTGACCAGTCATAAATACCCAAGCTCTGTCACTTGCTTCCTTGGCATACTCCCAATCTGGGTCTTTGCTTACCCAAGCTTGGAGCCAGAACTCTACGGTTGTTCCGTTAAGGTCTGTGATAGCAAGAGGAAGCATACCTTTATTGGTGAGCTTGTCTACATTGAGACAAGTGGAAAGGTAATCGTTTGAACCTGAACTCTGCTGAAGGGTGATTGTGACTGTGTGAGTATTATCGTTTGATTTTGCTCTGATAACCTCACCATCTGCACCAACCTTCTTTGCCCAAGAATCTGCGTCTTGTGTAACTGAAATGAAAGTTCCATCAGCAAAACCAGTGATAGGAACACCACCGAATGTTATGATAACTTTCTTAGGGTCGTATGTCTTAACTCCCATATTCCTACCTCCTTAAAGTGTAACCACACCGTCAATCTGTGTTGACTGAATAGCACCAGCCAATGGTGCTGTGAATCTTACATCAGGTAAGTGTCTCTTGCCCTTGTCGGTTGGAGAAACTTCATCTGCCTGTGGGTGTGTAATCTCATAGTCTGTGATGAGGTCATACTCAACACCAGTGTCAAGAGAATACTTGAGTGGGTCAATAATCATCTGAATACCAGCGTCTGTGAATGGAACTTTATCAAACTTAATCATATTTGCGAACACTTGGTTCTGAATATAAGCTTCAAGCCAATCACAACCCCAAATGACATCAATGTACTCACCACCTGTCTTACCATCTTGTGTGATAGGAACATCACTTGCGTAAAGGTAAGTGTTGACATTCTTATCACGACACTTCTCAACTTGGGAATCGCTTAAGTCATAAGCACTCATTCCTTGGAATGTCTTGAGTGCCCAAGTAGCAGAACCAGGTCTCTTGGTGAACATCTTTCCGAACATACAAGCTTCAGGGATTGGGTCATTATCATTAAGACCATAAGTTGTGATAGAATAAGTATAAGTTGTTCCACTTACGAATGTAGGTGTAACTCCCTCTGGAATTGTTGCTTCGATTGTCATTTCTGGGTCTGTGTAGAATGTGAGACCGTCTGAACTGTAAACTGTATAATCGGTTACGATTGTATCATCGCAGTCTGGGTGATAGATAACTGCTGTCCTATCATCTGACTGTGCCTTTACATAAGCACCGATGTCGCCTGTAGTAGCATTGATGATTGTGGAATCACCACTTGCAAGAACACAAAGTTTCTTGTTTGACTGTACCCAACCAGCTACTGTCTGCTGATTTGCCATTCTTCTTGTCTCTACACAAAGACCATACCACTTGTTGTTCTCTGCCTTGATAGCGTTAAGTGCTGTGTCCCAAGTCTCGCTTACATCTTTCCAACCAACATAGAATGAATCAATGTGAGGTGACTGTGAGAGTATAGCCTGTCCTGCTCTGTAAACATAACTTGTGGTACTGAAGCCTGCTGTCTGTAAAGCAGAAAGTGAACTGAATTTCTCTACTCTGTGAGTTGCGTCAAAACCAGTTACGGTAAACTCACCGACAATGAGAACATCGTTGAAAGAAGCCATTGAAGGAACAGTAGTCTGTCTTGTAATGACAACTTTAACTATTTTATCAATCTGATTTCCCATTTAGTTATTCCTCCTTACTAATATCAATATCAATACTGAGTGTCCTCTTATCAACATTACCTTCGATACTGACACTCTCAATATAGGTAGTTTCCTCAGAAACAATCCTTTCATAACTAAGCACAAACCCAAGATAGAAGAAAACTTCCTCATCTTCTGAGTAGTTGCTATATGATTCTACCACATTTTCAGTCCTTGAGACAACAAGACCTTTTCTTCCCAACTTGCTTATGACACTTGGAAGATTCAAAGCCGAATGAACTGAATTTATAGTATCTTCTGTGGTATAACCGAATCCACGCAATATAATGTATCTCTCAACTGGTTGTCTTGTGGCATATACAAGCTTATCTCCTTTCTCGATAAGACTTGGAGGACTATATGGTGTAGTTCCTAAAAGCCTTATGTTGGAGAAATCAAGGGAGAAGAAAGGAGGTATAGGTCTCACACCATTCTCGTGCTCAAATATAAGCTCTGGCTCACCTATAATCTCCTTGAATATGTCATAAAGACAATCCTTGAGATATTCTCTCTCATTCACCAGCATTATGTGTCTCCTTTTCAGAAACCCCTACTGATTCCTTATATTCACCTGGATTGAAAGAAACCTTAGTTCCTTCCATCTTCCTAACACAAACAAGCTCCCAATGGCTTATAATCATATTCTTCCACTTGGAGCTTAAAACAACTTCATATAATTTATCTTCCCAAAGTATCAAATCACCTGACTTGCCACTCTCAGGGTCTGCACTTGTAAATTCCATATTTATAGGAGCGTAGCATATAAAGGTCTCACGGTTTCGCTTACCTTCGGGAAGAAGCTCCATAACCCTTCCTCTTGCTGGTTGCCAAGTACCTTTGAAATTCTCTATCTCGTTCTTACTCTCAACCCAACGACCTCTCACATACTGTCCATTTGAGGAAGAGGATATTTTAGTCAATTTAACTGTCTTTAATAAACTCATTCTTCCTTATCCTCATCTTCATTCTTATCTGCAATCTCATAATTGACTGCTCCAATAAGAAAACCCTCATCTATAAGAGGAGCACTACTTTTCTTTCTTTTAATGGTGAGAGGAGCATTTGGAACGAAATTACTGCTGTTCCTTATGTACTCCATAATCCCACTCTTTCCATAAAGACCAAGTGCCTTGAAAGCAGTCATAGCCTTTAAGTGTCCACCAGAAACTTTATTGGAGACCTCTTGCATTGTCTCCAATATCTCGCTTTCCTTAGCAAGCACCCAACCCTTAACGAAAGGTCTTGGTGGAATCATCCACTTTGATTTACCGTGAACACCCATTTCGTTCCAATAAGCATATTGAACTATGGTTGTCTTACCGTCTTTCCTCTCACCATTAGGAATCTCTTTCCCACTCTCCTTGGTTATACCGACTTTGACCACCTTGGAATCGAGTTTGAGCATTTCTCTCTGAATCTCTTTCCAACCTAAATCTCTGTCAAGTACAGGAAGGTTCATTTTCTCTTATTTCCTTTCTTCTTTGTAGGTTTCTTAGGTTCTTCAACCTTTGCTTCCACTTTGGTTGGTCTTTTTTGTTCTGATAAGGTTCTCATTTCAACCTTTGCTATAAGACCACTCTCAATAAGCATTTTACCCCACGAATCCTTGGAGATTTTATCATAATCTTCCTCGGAGATATTGTTTATTCCTTTTCTAAGGTAAACACCACCAACAAATTGGCTCTCTGCCTTAAGATGAATACTCATAATCACCTCATAATATATAAGGATATACAATAAGAAGGTTGTTTCTATTCACATCAGCAGTAGGTCTTGACTTGATGAGGTCAAGCAACATCTTTCCATATTTTGTTGTAGAAAGACTTGAATCACCGTTCCCACTACCACTACTGAAGTTTACAGAAAGACCACCTTCCTTGACACCACTAATAGGATTTACACCAACACCGGCAATATCAGACATTTCGGAATCAGCACCATAGATAGTGAACAGATGGCAAGCCTTATATGCCAATGCGTGTTGATATAATTTGCCAAAAAATCGGCTGTCCAAACTCTCCTCAGCCATCTGTAAATACACCGATAGGGATGGACTATCTGATAACTCTTTGCAGATAGTCTTGATTATTTGTTCAGCCGATAACATAATTAACTTCTCCTTCCTCTTCTTGGCTTAACCTCGACTGGTGCTTCCTCCTCGATTACTTCCTCAGGTTCAGCAACTTCATCTACGGTCTCAACAACCTCTTCCTTTTCTGCTTTCTTGGTGATTCCAATAATGTCATTCACTTCCTCGTTGGAAACAAGGTTTCTTTCCTCTACATCAGGAATCTCTTGGATAGGTTTATCAATGCCAAGCTCATCCATTTTATTTACAATCTGAACTCTGACTTCCTCTCTCACTTCTTCTTTGTACCATTTCTTGAGAGTATCAGCGTTCATACACTCGTTTACATAACTTACTGCAAGCTTCACTGGAAGCTCAACGAGGTTCTTAACTGGCTTTCCAAAACCACCAACGCCTTTATTGGCAACTCTTGTGACCATAGGATAAATTTCCTTTGAATCAAGCTCTGCCATAATGCTTCTTACCATACACTTGTACTCATCATCTGTGACCTCGTTGACACCAGGTGTGAGAATAACGCTGTTTCTTGTGATTTTTGTTCCTGCTTCAGGCACAAGATAAACAACCTTAATGTGGTCTACTTTTGGACTAAATCTCAATAACATAATTTTCCATCCTTAATTAAGTTTTAATAAAACCCCTCCATACGGAGGGGTAAGGAAAAAACGAACAGTATTAGATACCGTCAGCGAAAGCGAAAGCGAGTGG